CCACGAACTTCGGGCCGTAGCTCTCGATCCGGGACCAGTGTTTCGTGGCGTCGATCCCCATGTAGGTGACGGACTCGCCGCCGAAACGGTTCTCACCGAGCCGCGGCTTGACGTATGACAGCCTGCGGCCGCTCGGCAGCGTGATGAACAGCATGCCGTTTCTCATCACGAACGTAATGCCGCCGACCCGGGTTTCCGTCCGCAGTGTAATGGCCTCCTTGACGGCGGCGTCGACGGCCCACCAGTACTGCGTGATATGCGGATTGCTGCTCCGCCACATATCCACCAGCGGCTGAAGCTCCTCCTCCGGGACGCCCATCTCAATCGCGCCCATCGCTTTCAAAGCACCGACGCTGCCGCCGTAGCCGAGGGCGAGTTCAGCGATTTTCCCACGCTGCCGGAGATGGCTGTTCTGACCATGCTTCTCAACGACGCAGCCGAACATCCTGCTGGCGCTCTCACAGTAAATGTCTCGCCCTTCCCGGAAGACCTCTGTCCGCCACTCTTCCCCGGCGAGGTGACTGAGCACGCGGGCCTCGATCGCGGAAAAGTCGCTGACAATGAACTTGTAGCCCGGCTGCGGGATAAAGGATGTGCGGACCAGTTCTGCCAATACCTCTGGCACAGAGTCGTACAGCATATCGAGGGTATCGTAATCTCCTGCCTTCACCAGATCCCGCGCCTGCTCCAGATCGGGCATGGAGTTCCTGTAAAGATTCTGCAATTGAATGAGCCGCCCGGCCCACCGGCCGCTGCGGTTCGCGCCGTAAAACTGAAACATGCCGTGGCAGCGGCCATCGGTGCAGACGGCGTTCTGCATCGCCTGGTATTTCCGGACACTGCTCTTGGCGAGCTGCAGCCGGAGCTCCAGCACCTCCGCCAGATCCTGTGGTGCGGTCTTGATCATGGCGGCGACGTCCTTTTTGCCGAGACTGTCGACCTCCATGCCGTTGTCAGCGAGATAGTCCTTCATCTGTATGACCGAGTTGGGATTCTCCAGCCCGGTCTTTTTTTGCATGCGGGCGGTCAGGTCATACCGGGAGAGCTCATCGATCCGGAGCGCCTGCCGGACCATCTCCTGATCGATCATGATGCCGCGGTCGTTGATCTCCTGATCCAGATGATACTCGTCCCACACGAAGTCCGGCACCGGGTAGTTCTTCAGTCGAGCCTGAATCTGCATCTCGACCTGCACATCGCGCTCGTTATACTTTTTGAACAGAGCCCACTTGTCCGGCGCGTGATGCGGCAGGTTCCATGTCCGGCCGCCGTTGCTTTTCGTCGGCCTGCAGGGGCAGCAGAAATACTTGACCAGTTCTTTACCTTCTTTGAGCTTCTGCTCTTCAAAGCCGAGGACGGCACCGACCTTCTCCAATCCCAGCGGCAGGCCGTTGTATGCTGCCCAGACCAGTGTGCACTTCCACGACGCCGGGTCAAGATAGTTCTGCACGGGATCGTCGGGGATGCTGTAGGACCGGAAGTGCTCGGGATAGTTTCGGCGGAGCCAGACCGACAGGCAGACCCGCTCGAATGCAGCGTTATATGCCCACTTCGTCACACGGTCATTGGACAGCGCAGCGAGGATCTCTTCCGGTACAGTTTCCCCGCAGGCCAAGTCGTATACGATAACGGGGCCGTTGTCGACAGAGACGCCGAAGAGAAGAATGTCGAAATCTGTCGATTCACAATAACGGTAGACCCCGCACTTGGCGAGGTCTACACTGCTCCGCGTCTCAAGATCCAGAGACAGCGTCCTGATCATTTTTCTTCTCCTTCCGCTTCTTACGCCACACTTGAATCGCGTCGATCAGCAGGCAGATGCCGTTGGCGACAACACCGCCGACCAGCCCGCAAAGGGCACTGCAGCCTCCGAAGACGATAATCATGTCAGCCATATGGCTCAGACTTACTTCATCCATTCCTGTTTTTCCTCCTCATCTTCATCAAGGTGCTTCGCCTCGCGCCTGCGCTGCGCCCAGGTTGCGATGCCCGGGAACAGGTAGAGCACCACGCGCTTCACAATGCCGAAGAACCATTTCCAGATGGCGGCCAGTCCCAGAACGATGAAACCGAGACAGATCCCGGTCATGGTCCCGCTGACAATAGCTTCCACCACTTGATTTACCATTTCCATATTCATAGCAGACTCCTTTTACCGTGGGTGGCAGGCGTAATGCCCGCCACCCGTTTTTGCTTTTAGGACAGGAAGTCCTCGTCATCATCGTCCAGATCGGCGAAATCATCCTCCGGTCTGGTCTTGCTGCCGAGCGGGGTGCCGTCAGCGAGCTTCTGGATGTGGTTCAGGCCGCACGCGATGCCACGGTTGCCGTTGCTGTTGTACGCGTAGAAGTTGATCGACGCCCTGCCGATGATGCCGGAGTAAAGCTCCGAGGTATCGAGAATCGGCTGCTTGTCCGCATCGACGACGCCGGGCTTGCTGGTGCTGTTGGCGTTGACGAAATACGCGTTCTTATAGGCGTCATCGCCCTTGCGGTCCTTGTCGCCGTCACGCAGCGGAGTCTTGATATCCTCCAGTGCCGGGACGGACTTGCTGCTGCCCTTGAGCTTGCTCTGGCCTTCCTCGTAGGCGGCCTTGATCGCGGCGCGGATTTTCTCGACGGTCACGGTGTCGGACTTCGGGATGATCAGTGAAACGGAATACTTCGGGGTGCCGCCGCCGAGAGGCGTCTTGGGCTCGTTGACGTTCAGATAGGACATGACGGTGTGTTTGCCGGTGATGACCTTGCACGGATTTTTGACATTGTTACTCATGATAATTAATCCTCCATAAAATCAGATTGTGCTGTGTTGTACTCCGGTCGTTTATCAGTATTTGGAGCCAGCACGGGTTTTCCCTGTGGTTTTGCGACGAGCCCGCTCAGGAGCTCATCAAACTTCTTCTTGCCGAGCTGCTTCGTCATCGCGGTGATGCCCAGCAGCTTCTTTTCATACGGATCGTATCCGGCAAGCGATACGACCTGCGCCACAGCCGCTTCATCGGTGTACTTGCGGTTGCTCCTGCCTTCGACCAGCTTGAAGCCGGGATACCGGACACCGGAGAGCGCCTGCTGCAAAGCGTATTCTTTGATGTCCTCCGCCCAGGATACGAGGCTGTCGATCTGCGGCAGGATCGCCGCAATCTCGTCTGCATCCAGAGTCGGGGCCTCGGCAAATTCGTACTTTGCCAGCTCCATGCTGTACTCGGCGCGTGCCCGGCAACTGGCTTTGATCTTGCAGAACTGGCAGTGGTCCCCAGCGGCGAAATCGCCGAGCCCTTCATACGCCAGCTTTGCGATCGGGGCCAGTACCTCGTCGGCCCACTTCAGCAGGTCTTCCTTTGTCATCTCAAAGGTGTCCACGTTCTCCCTGCGCGGCTGGAAGATCGAGAGCTTGATACGGCGTATGTCGTATAGGTCCCCGAAGGTGTCCAGCGCACCGAGCGCGTAACATTTGAGCTGACTGTTTCCAGTGCCGTCCTCTCCCGAGGCGCTGACCAGAATCCCGACGCCGTATTTCAGGTCCACGATGTGCAGGAGATCGTCGGCAACGATCACGCAGTCACCGGTCCCGAAACCATGCTCGACCCATTTGGAGAAGTCCAGCGTCTGCTCAATGCAGACCAGCGGATCGGGACAGAGCTTCTTGGCCTCGGCGACCTGCTCCATCACGAACGCGGCATAGCCTTCGGCGGCTTCCTGCATCTCGGCGTCGTACCAGGTCAGGTTCTCAGTCGGATCACGGCTGTTCCTGCCCAGCGCCTTCTCCGCGAGATAGGCGGCAAGCTCGTGAGCGTCCGTGCCCTGCTGGGCGTAGGGACTGCCACGATCTTCCTCCTGTGCACACAGCTTTGCGCTGGGTGGGCATCGGAGCCACCGCTCACTGGCGGAGGCGGCGAGGTATGCGTGTTTAGCCATTTCCTATACCCTCCGCATCCGCGACGATCGCGGCGAACTCGCTCGGGTCCTTCACATCGGAAAGTTGCTTCACACCGTGCGCGGTGAGAATCGCTTTGACCTCCGCCCGGAACCCGGTCCTGGACTTCTCTGCCAGAATCGCCCGTACATCTTCATAGGTATAAATGGGCTTCTCCGCAGGGACGTCCTGTTTCTGGGCCTCTGCGTCTTCAAGCTGCGCAGCAAGGTCCGCCATGTCAGCACTCAGCTTTTTCAGCCCGTCGATGAGAACTTTCTTGTCCTGAATTGTCATGAGAGTTTTCCTCCTTTCTGTCGTTCTCGCTTTCCAATGCCTGCAAACAGCGGATTTTTATAATTGCTTTTGAAAAAGTTTTTCCGCTGCCTGTCCGGCTGCCTTCCTATGCCTGCATAGCGCAGATTTTTATAGCCGCTCCTTCCGGGGCGGCTTTTTTCTTTTCCGTTATAAAAAAGAAGGATTTGCAGGCATAGGGAAGCAGAACGACGAAAGGAGCTGCTTTCTATGGAAATCAGAAACAAGGATTCTCCCGTGGTGTACGTCTGCTCGCCTTACTCGGGCGACATACAGCGCAATACAGAAATGGCCCGGCGCTACAGCCGGTATGCCATCGATCAGGGATACATCCCCATCACACCGCACCTCTGGCTGCCCGGGATCTTATCGGAAGAGACCGAGCGGGAGCGGGCGATCGAAATCGATCTCCAGCTGCTCGATCTGGTATCGGAGCTGTGGGTCTGCGGGAATGTAGTCAGTGAAGGAATGAAGCGTGAGATCGATCACGCGACGGAGGCCGGGATTCCGGTCAGAATTTTTCAGGAGGAAGTATTTCATGTACGCGATTGATACAAGTAACCACAAGATCAACGGCGAGAAGGTCGATACCTTCCTGCGGACGGTAAAGGATGGCGAGACCCACCTTGAGGTGGAAGCCGGAACCACCGGCTTTACCGGAGCTTGCTGCCGGGCTGCCGGGAGCCGCACCTATCTGGCGCTGCTCTGCCGGCAGGGAGATTTTTTCTTCGGTCCCATCGAGGACGATGATGGCCGCGTTGTCGGTATCCGGATCGCCTGCTGCGGCGACGATGGTCTGGACGCCATACTGAAGGCGCTCGAATTCACCTATCATGCGCTTGATGATCAGTGCAGCGGTGTGGACGATTAAAAAGAAAAAAGGCAGGCCGGTGAGATTCCGGTCTGCCTGCATGCCTATGGAGGATATCTGATGTTCAACATTTACTACGCTGATTGTATCGGCCGGGAAGCCAACTGCCTATACCCGCACAAGGCCGAAGTGACAGATGCAGCATCACTGGCGCGGGCAGTCGCTCACGACTACGTCTGCGCCGAGTATAAAAACAGTTATCGCAGCAAGGCGAACTTCGTGAGAAGTAACTGCCTTGGCGTCGAGTTCGATAACGACCACTCCGAGAACCCTGACGATTGGGTAACGCCGGAGGATCTGCGGGTGGCCTTCCCGGACGTGACGATCGGCATCCATTACAGCCGCCATCACCTGAAAGAGAAAAAAGGCAAGCCTCCCCGGCCGAAGTTCCATGCATTTCTGGAGATCGAGGAGACCACCGATCCAGATGCTTACAGCACCATGAAGCGTCAGGTCGCAGCGCTTTTTCCCTTTGTCGACACCAACGCGTTGGACGCGGCTCGATTCTTTTACGGGACCGCCGATCCGCAGACGGAGTTCTTCCCCGGCATCATGACGCTCAACGCTTTCTTTGAAGAGGAAGACTTCGACGCCGGAATGGAACCGGGCAATTACGGCAGCCATGTTATTAAGGAAGGCAGCCGGAACAGCACCATGAGCCGCTTTGCCGGTCGGGTGGTCAAGCGCTATGGCTGGAACGACGCCTCGCACAAGATCTTTCTGGATGAGGCGGCCAAGTGCGATCCGCCGCTGGACGATGACGAGCTCATGAAGATCTGGCGCAGTGCCCGGAAGTTTGAACAGGTCGTCTCCGCTGCTGCAGGCTACGTCCCGCCGGAACAGTTCAACATCGCCAATCTCGCCGGTCCTGCGGGCTGCCTGAAGCCGGAGGATTACTCCGACATCGGTCAGGCGAAGATCCTGTCCCACGAATATGGAGATGAGATCTGTTTCAACCCGGCCACGGACTTCTTCCGCTACAACGGCACCTACTGGATCGAATCCCGGGAAGAAGCGCTCGGCGCTGCCATCGAGTTTCTGGACCAGCAGCTTGCTGACGCGGAGTTGCTCATGTTCACCACTAAACAGGCCGTGCTCAATTCCGGTGCTGACGAAGAGGCGCTTTCCGGCAGCAAGAAGGCAGTGAACGGTCTTTCCGATGAACAGATGAAGCTGCTGGCCGAATACCTGTCGGCCGTCACGTACCACAAGTTTGTGATGGGCAGACGGAATATCAAATACATCCACTCTGCAATGGAGGTGGCCAAGCCGCTGGTGTCGGTCTCCTTGGAGGATCTCAACGCTGATCCGCTGCTGTTGAACACCCCGTCCGCATCGTACCGGCTGTGCGATGGTCTCGACGGCAGGCAGGAGCACGACTGGAAGGATTACTGCACCAAGGTCACCGCGGTGGAGCCCGGCGATAAGGGCAAGGCCCTGTGGCAGGATGCGTTGAACAAAACCTTCCTGAATGATCAGGAGCTTATCAGCTATGTGCAGGAGGTGGTTGGATTGGCCGCCATCGGCAAGGTGTACATGGAGGCCATGATTATCGCTTACGGAGAAGGCCGCAACGGTAAATCCACCTTCTGGAACACCATCGCCCGCGTGCTGGGCGGCTATGCCGGTAACGTCTCCGCGGATACTCTGACGGTCGGATGCCGGAGAAACGTCAAGCCGGAACTGGCCGAGCTCAAAGGTGTGCGCCTCGCGCTGGCCAAAGAGCTCGAGGAGGGCACCCGCATGAACACCTCGGTGGTCAAGCAGCTCACCTCCACCGACGACATTTACGGCGAGAAGAAGTTCTGCAAGCCCGCGTCCTTCACGCCGTCCCACACGCTGGTCCTGTACACGAACCACCTGCCTCGCGTCGGTGCCACTGACGAGGGTACCTGGCGTCGGCTGATCGTCATTCCCTTCAACGCCGTGTTTGAGGGCAAAAGCGATCAGAAGAACTACGGCGACTATCTGTATCAGAACGCAGGCCCGGCCGTGCTGGCATGGATCATCGAAGGTGCCAAACGCATCATCGCAAAGGACTTCAAAGTGAAGAACCCGAAGATCGTGCAGGATGCCATCGACGCCTATCGCGGGCAGAACGACTGGCTGAATGAATTTCTGGAAGAGTGCTGTGAACTCGACCCGACATACACAGAAAAGTCCGGCGAGCTGTATCAGGAGTACCGTTCTTACTGTCTGCGCATGGGCGAGTTTGCCAGAAGCACCACAGATTTTTACGGCGCTCTGGCTCAGCGGGACTTTGAACGCCATCGCACCAAGAAGGGTGTGCTGGTCAGAGGGCTCCGCATTAAGAGCGAATTTGACGGCTGAAAAGGTGGATGAAGGTGTAGGTCTGGCACGAAAGTCCGAGGCCAAAATCCCGGAAAACGACCTACACCGATTTTCATCATCAAGAATTGGACCGGAAAAACGCTCGATTGACCTGCACCATACTGCATGGTGCAAGAGCCTGAAAAGCCTGTAATACCAGCACTTTTTCAAGTGGTGCATCTGGGTGAACCTCTTTTCCAGAACCCCCTATAGTAGAAAAAATTTAGAAATAAAAAATGCTATAGGGGGGTCCTGTAGAGACCATCACCCAGGTGCACCCTCTCCAAGGCTGGTGAAGGGAGGATCGCGTATGCGTGAAAAGACTATAGAAAAGAAGCTCGTGCAGGCAGTGAAGAGCGAAGGCGGCATGTGCCCAAAGCTGGTGTCGCCTGGTACGGACGGGATGCCCGATCGCATGGTGCTGCTGCCCGAGGCCCGAATCGGCTTCGTCGAGGTGAAGGCTCCCGGCGCAAAGCCCCGGCCCTTACAGGAGCGGCGGCACGAGCAACTGCGGGAGCTCGGTTTTCAGGTCTCCGTTCTGGACGACCCGGAACAGATCCCCGGCATCATTGAGGAGATACGGAATGTATGAAGCCAATTATGAGAAGCTGGCCAACGCCATCATCCTGCAGGCGGTGAAGGACTTCCGGCCCGCATACCGTCGGCTGCGTCGGCACCCCGAGGATAAGCTGGCGCAGGACACGGTCAGGGAGATCACGAAGTTCTTCTGTTCGGATTACTTCTGCGCCCTGACCGATCTGGATGGCCCGGCGCTGCTGCAGCGGATCATGAAAGAGATTGACAACAGGAGCATCAAATGAAAAGAACTGACTTACATGAATACCAGAACTACTGCGTGGAGTTTCTGAAAACGCACCGGGAAGCCATGCTGATCCTCGAAATGGGCCTCGGTAAGAGTGCAATCTCGCTCACGGCCATTCTGGACCTTATGTTTGACAGCTTCGACGTTGGGAAGGTGCTGGTGATCGCGCCTCTCCGTGTGGCGAAGACGGTGTGGCCAGAGGAGCGCGATACCTGGGAGCACGCAAACTTCCTTCGTATGAGCGTGATGGTAGGCAGCGCCAAGCAGCGTGAAGCAGCCCTGCGGACCCCGGCCGACATCTACGTCATCAACCGCGAGAACGTGAAATGGCTGGTGGACTATCTGGAAAAGCTGCACCGGCCCTGGCCCTTCGATATGGTAGTGATCGACGAGCTCTCCTCCTTCAAGAATCATCAGAGCCAACGGTGGAAGGCGCTGCGGAAGGTCCGGCCACAGATCAAGCGGATCGTCGGACTCACCGGCACCCCTGCTAGCAACGGCCTGATGGACTTGTGGGCAGAGACTTTCCTGATCGACAAGGGCGTCCGACTTGGGCGGTTCATCGGCAGGTACCGGGAGGCGTATTTCAGACCAGCGGGCATGAACCCTTACACCGGCATCGTTTACAATTACCTCCCGCTTCCCGGCGCGGAGGAAGCGATCTACAGCAAGATCTCCGACATCTCCGTCTCCATGAAAGCGCTGGACTATCTGGATATGCCCGAGAGCGTGACGGTCAACCACTATGTGGACATGGAGCCTGCCGAGCGTGATCTGTACGACGCCATGAAAAAGGAACTGCTGGTGGAGGTGGACGGAGAAACCATCGATGCCGCCAATGCCGCGGTTCTCTCTGGAAAGTTGCTGCAGATGGCTAACGGCGCTCTCTACAACGCCGACCGGGAGACGCGCGTCATTCACGACCGGAAGCTGGAGATGCTGGGTGACCTGATCGAGCAGGCCAATGGCCAGAACGTATTGGTGGCGTACTGGTACCAGCACGACCATGAGCGCATCCGGGAATACCTGACGGAGCTTGGGTATAAACCGCGGGACCTGAAAAGCGATCAGGACATCGCGGACTGGAGTGCGGGCAAGATCCAGGTCGCCCTGATCTCCCCGGCCAGTGCAGGTCACGGCCTCAACATCCAGCGCGGCGGCCATATTCTGATCTGGTTTTCGCTGGTGTGGAGCTTAGAGCTCTACCAGCAGACAAATGCACGCCTTTGGAGGCAAGGACAAAAAGAGGTGGTGACGATCCATCACATCCTGACGCGGGATACTGTGGACGGTGATGTTCTGGATGCCCTGAAGCACAAGGACACGACGCAGCAGAACCTGATCGCGGCTGTGAAGGCCCACCTGACTATCTGAATGGCAATCCGAGGGATTCTATTTTTTCGGAGGTAAATGCCATGAGCATTATGTGGAAGTATCTGGACAAGCGGTCGGCGACGATCGCGGCGATCAAGGATTATGAATCCATGCAGTTCATCATCGACAACACCGATGCTGAGATCAAGCGGGCGCACGAGAAAATGACCAGTCTCGGCAGCCCGAAGTGGGACGGCATGCCGCGGACCCATAACCCGCAGGCCGGTGAAGAGCGCATCCTGAAGGCCATCGACGAGATCGACATCCTGAAAGAGCGTTACCGACAGGCGGTGGAGTATATGGACTGGTTCAAACCGGCGTGGGAGCAGCTTTCCGACGATGACCGGTATTGTCTCGAGACCTTCTATGGTGACGGTAACACTTACGGCAGCAGCGCGGCTTACTACATTGCCGAGTACCTGCACATCGAACAGCCCACCGCGTATAAGCGGAAGAACCGGGCTCTGGATCGGCTGACGGTGTTGCTTTTCGGCAAGAGCTGAGTTTCGTGTCCAAAATCGGATAAACTGTCCCTTGAGAAACATGATATGCTTGTATCATGAAAAAATGCGCGGGAGCCTCGGGGAAAACCTCGGGGCTTCTGCTATTGAAGGAGAATCACTATGTTTGAAAAAGTCAACCCCTCTCATCCAGACAAACTGTGCGACAGGATCGCCGGAGCCATCGTAGATCTCGCGTATGCCCAGGTCGCCGACCCTCGTATCGCCGTGGAGGTTCTTCTGGGCCACGGCATCTGCCACATCATTGTGGAGACGGACATCTCCATTCCGTTCTATGAGATTGAGGCGGCCGTCAACCGCATCGCCGGGAAGGTCGCTGTGGACTATGTGGAGGTAGCGCAGGATCGCCATCTGGCCCGGAATCAGGAGCACGGTTTCCGTTGCGGCGACAACGGCATTTTCAAAGGCGTGCCGGTAACCGAGGAGCAGAAAAAGCTGACCGGCATCGCCAAGGACATCTACGCCGAGTATGGCTGTGATGGGAAATACATCCTCGACGGCGATCGGCTGATCCTCTGCCAGAGCAATGCCGCCACAGAGAAACTGCGTGCTGCATACCCGGCAGCGGAGGTCAACCCTCTGGGCGATTGGACCGGCGGGCCTGATGTGGACACCGGCGCTACCAACCGTAAGCTGGGTAGCGACATGGCGGACAGCGTCACCGGAGGCGGTCTGCATGGGAAGGATCTCAGCAAGGCCGATGTCAGCGTGAACATCTGGGCATGGCTCAAAGCACAGGAAACCGGAAAGCCCGTAGAGGTCTGCTGCGCCATTGGCGACGATCAGGTCGGCGGTGTTCCGTTCAGTGAGATGGTCGAGACCGCACGCGCCTACATCAACCAGCTTGGCGGCTTCGAGCGCTTTGCCGAGTGGGGTCTGGTGCGCTGATGCCTACCAAGCCAAAGGTACCCTGCAAGCATCCCGGCTGCGCTACGCTGATCCCGTCCGGCACCAAGTACTGTGACGTACACCGGCCCTTGCATCCGGAAGAAGTACGGTCGGCAGCCAGCCGAGGCTATGACCGGGCGTGGCAGAAGGCCAGCAAGCTGTTCCTGCAGGCGCACCCGCTTTGCGAGGAGTGCATGAAGCGCGGCAAGTACACCAAGGCCACGGTCGTTGACCACGTCGTCCCGCACAGAGGTGATGAGACTCTGTTCTGGGACCGGAGCAACTGGCGTGCCCTTTGCAAGCGCTGCCATGACCAGAAGACAAGGCGCGAGGATCAAACGCCTGTGTACCACTACTGAAGCTGGCACCCCGGGGCGGGGTCAAATCTCTACGAGCCTTTCCACAGGGACCGCCGCCCCCTCTCGCGTTAAAATCCGCGAAATTAGCAGGCCGGGGGTCAGAGACCCCGCGGCAAAACCCGCAAAATGAAAGAAACCGGCATGTTTCCCTGAGAAAACAGCCGGTTTTACAATAAAAATCGCAAAATGGGCAGGCAGCGATGGAGCATTTCCACCGCTGCCTTTTTACATGGAGTTTCGTGTCAGCCCTCTGCAGGCTGTGATGGTTTCGTGTCAGGAGGAATGAGATGGAAGATCAGGACATTAGCAGTTTTCTGGCCGCCTGCGCGAAGCAGTTCTGCCCGTGGTGTGGAACGCCAGTGGGAAGAAACCCTAACGGCAGACCGAAGAAGTTCTGCTCAGATAAATGCCGGTATGGCTTTTGGAACTTCGAGAAAAGGCATAAGGCCGAGAAATTAGAAATGGAGGCAAGACTCAATGAAAACCGCTGAACTAAAGGTGCTGCCGGTCACCGTACTGAAACCGGCTGAATACAATCCCCGCAAAAAGCTCAAGCCCGGCGATAAGGAGTACGAGAAAATCAAGGCGTCTATCGAAGAGTTCGGCTTTGCCGATCCGCTGGTCGTGAATTCTGACATGACGATTATCGGCGGGCACCAACGTCTGACGGTGGCGATTGACCTGGGCTTCACCGAGGTGCCCTGCGCCGTGGTGGATATCGACAAGACCCGAGAAAAGGCGCTCAACATCGCACTGAACAAGATCACCGGCGCGTGGGATGAAAACCTGCTGGCCGATCTGCTCAAGGATATTCAGGATTCCAATTTTGACCTGGGCTTCACTGGCTTTGATCCGCCGGAGATCGAGACGCTGTTCAATAAGGTACACACGAAGGATGTGGCCGAGGACGATTTCGATGTGGAGGCGGAGCTCCAGCAACCGGTCTTCTCCAAGCTCGGCGATCTGTGGTGTCTCGGTAAGCACCGTGTGATCTGCGGCGACAGCACCGGTGAAGAGATCTACACCCGGCTCATGGATGGGCAGCGGGCCAATCTGGTCCTGACCGATCCTCCGTATAATGTGGATGTGGAAGAGACCGCCGGGAAGATCATGAACGATAATATGGCCGACGAGGATTTCTACAACTTCTTGCTCTCCGCTTACCGCTGCATGCACGCCAACCTTGCCGACGACGGCTCAATCTACGTGTGGCACGCAGATACCGAGGGCCTCAATTTCCGTAAGGCATTCCGAGACGCGGGCTTCTACCTCTCCGGCTGCTGCATCTGGAAAAAGAATGCGCTCGTGCTCGGCCGGTCGCCGTTTCAGTGGATTCATGAGCCATGCCTGTTTGGCTGGAAGCAGACTGGAAAACATCAGTGGTACTCCGACCGGAAGCAAGTGACGGTCTGGGAATATGACAAGCCGCGCTCTTCCAAGGACCATCCCACGATGAAGCCGGTGGCGCTCATGAGCTATCCGCTCCGCTGCAGCACCATGACCAACGGCATCGTGCTCGATCCCTTCCTCGGCAGCGGCAGCACCCTGATCGCTTGCTGCGAGATGGACCGCGTCTGCCGGGGCATCGAACTGGACCCGAAGTTCGTGGATGTAATCGTGAAGCGGTATCAGGCATGGTGCGAGGAACACAACGAGCCCGCGGAAATCTATGTGATCCGTGACGGCCAGAAGCTCACGCTGGATGAAGTGCTGGCTGCTTCATTATGATCAATTCCGGCGGCACATATTTGTGCATATTATGACTCAGAATTGTCTTGCTATATCTGCCGTTCAGAGTGATATATACAGTACCCCAAGGGGAAAACATGAACGGAGGTACATACCATGAAAATCAACTACAACGTAACCGGAAGCGACCGCAAGCAGCTGGTCAGCATCATCACCCGCGAGACCGGAGTCAAGGCCACCTACAAGGGCATGCCCAGCATGGCCTACTGCATTGACGGCATCACGGTCGAGAAGGACGGCACGATGATTTGGGACGAGAATACCGACGCCGCCACCATCCAGAAGATCATCGACGCCCTTGCCGCAGCAGGCTTCGAGGGCACCGGGGACACGCCCCAGCCCGCGGAAGCGCCTGCACCGCAGGAAGCCGAACCGGTGGAGCTCACGGTCAGCATGCCGCTGACGCGCCACACCGGGGCCAGCCTTCGGAACCTGCTCAACCTTGTCTACACCCGGGCCAGCCTCCTGAACAAGGCGCTCGGCACCAGCTTCCGGGTCGAGCAGGGCCTGACGGACGCTCTGCAGGACGACGCCTGCATCCTGACGGTGGAGAGCCTCCTGGGCGCGGTCGCCGCCTACGAGGACGAGCACGGCAAGGTGCTCGACGGTATCACGATCACCCCGGAGGAGATCAGCTTCACCTCTCTCCCGGAGACCACGGAGCCGGAACGCCTGCGGGCCTTCACGGAGCTGGTGGCCATGATGAACAAGCAGGCCATCGAGCAGAAGCGGGTGCAGGCCAAAGCGGTCAACGAGGAGAACGAGAAATACGCGCTCCGGATCTGGCTCACCCGGCTCGGCATGAACGGACCCGAGTTCAAGACTACCCGCAAGGTGCTCATGGAGAACCTGACCGGTCACACCGCCTTCCGCACCCCGGCGGACGAAGCAAAGTGGAAGGCCCGGCAGGCGGAGAAACGCGAAGCCCTGAAAACAGCAAAGGAGGCAGCAGAAGATGAGAATCCCGAGACCTGAGATTATCGAGAGCCTGCGTGATGGCTTTCCCGCCGGATGCCGGGTGGAGCTTCTGCGGATGGACGATCCGCAGGCTCCTCCCATCGGTACGCTCGGGACCGTCGTCGGAGTCGACTCGGTCGGCACGATCCATGTGAATTGGGATAACGGCTGCGGCCTTGGTTGCGCCTACGGCGAAGACGCGTGCAGGAGGATTGACAATGACTGAGACCATCCGGGAGCAAATCCTCGCCATCCGAGACACCGGCCTGACGAACATGTTTGATCTGAACATGGTCCAGCGCCTTGCTTATGACCGGGATTACTACGAACTGGTCTGCTACATAGAGGAACACCGCAGCGAATATGTACACTTTATCCTGACCGGCGAGGCAGAATGAGCCTCGCAGCCAAGAGAGCCGGACGGCTCTTTTGGTCGTATACTGGACAATTCCGGCGGCACATATTTGTGCACATTATGCCTCCGAATTAACTTGATATATCTCCGGATTAGAGTGATATATACAGTACCCCAAGGGGAAAACACACATACGGAGGTACCCACCATGCTTACCAACAACACCTACTTCGAGAACCTCAAGCGCATCGGCCACGAGTACGAGGCCGCCCGCGTCGAGCGTCAGGCCCGCAAGCAGCAGATCATCGACACCTTCGGCTGGGACAGCGAAGAGCTCCGCGCCTGGTATGCCGAGGATCGGGCCGCCAAGTTCCCCTTCGAGCAGGGAGCCTGCAAAGCTTACCGCGCTTGGGCCAACAGCATCAGCCGCAAGGAGGCCGAGCTGGAGATGGACGATTTCCTTTGGGAAAAGGAAGTCCGCGACTTCGTCGAGGCGCTCCGCAGCGCCGGGCTCGAGACCTTCGTCTACACCAACCAGAGCACGGCGGTCATGGAAAACCTGCACGCCTTTGCCGCCGAGGGCTGCGCGATGATGGGCCTTTGCACCATCACCCGGCAGGAGACCCGCTGGGGCGAGGAAGAACCCTACGAGGTGCAGGGCATCCGCTTCAGCCTGAGCTAAACCACGGCAAAACCTGCCCACCACGGAGCCTGCGGGCTCTGTTGGTCGTTCATAATGTGTACAGTTACGGCGCGGATTATTTGTGCACATTATGGCGCAGAATTGTCTTGATATATCTGCCGTTCAGAGTGATATATACAGTACCAAAACGAACGGAGGATAAAAACATGAAGCGCAGCGAGAGAAACGAATTCAACTACATCCGCAGGAGCCTGAAGGGATTCACCCTCGGCTACGGAACCACCCTGACGATCCGGACGGACGGAAGCCACGAATACAAGCAGGCCCTTCACGAGCATTACACCAGCCTCGGATTCCACCCCGCCAGCGTGAGAGTCGACAGCCGGATGTACGACGAGAAGGAGCGGATCATTTACATCTACGGCCTGACTTACGACCTGCACGGTGAAGAGCATCCTTGGACCGAGCTTTACACACGGGAAGAGAAAGAGCACTTTGCCGCGGCCCTGAGATAAGGGCCAGCTCCGCCGCCGGGGACGCAGCCTGAAAAGGCTGTGTTTCTCGTCATAATGTGCCCAATTCCGGCGCGGATTATTTGTACATATTATGGCGCAGAATTATCTTGCTATTATCTCCGTTTAGAGTGATATATACAGTACCCGAAGGGGAAAACACACATACGGAGGACACGACAATGACAGAACTTCAGAACTACATCGACGGATACGGATTTGGGATCAGCGTGAAGGAGCTTGCCAGCCGGGCTTACAGCCACATGGCAGCCAAGGGCCACAAGGTTTGCATCGTCAACGACCGCTATCTTGAGGTCGACGGAACCACCTACCTTTTCAGCAAGAGCCGCAAGCACGGCCGCTGGATTGCAAAGGCTTTTTAAGGAGGGCACGACGATGACGATCAACGACGCGATGAGAACCTACCGGCTTCCGAATCCCAGCACCCCGGAAGACCTCGAATGCCGCTGGACCAAGGTCCTGAACTTTGGAGACAAGGTGCTCCTCGCCGGGCACTACTACACCGGCAAAGACAAGCCCTGCTACTTCGGCGCAGTTTACGAGCATCTGGACGACGACCTTTCCTGCGAAGGCATCATCGGGCTGAGAACCGCCAGCGAGGTTGCCTTTGAAGACGACGGCCACGCGATCGCATGGGCGATGGCGCACACGGAGGACTGAACATGAACCAGATCGAAGAAACCCTGTACACCTTGACAGACGATGCGGATTCCCTGGCATCGGAGCTTTTCAGCACGCTCGAGAGCATCCGGTACGATCCGGTCGGCGCGACCGCCGATGACGTTGAGTTCATGAAGGAGATCCGGGGACTGCTCCGGCAGGCGCTGGACCGGGCGAAGAAGATCGAGGCGGACGTCGGAAAGGGCTGAGCGAAAACTGAACACCGCGGGAATGCAGCCGGGAGGCTGTGTTCCTCGTTATGACGCAGGCACGGAGCCTGCTTTTTTCATGCCTTGAGGAAGGAGGAATGACACATGGCTACTCGCGGAAGAAAGCCCACGCCTACCGCGATCAAAGAACTGGAAGGCAATCCGGGCAAGAGAAAACTGAATGACAAGGAGCCCAAGCCGGTGAAGAAGGCACCCTCCTGTCCGAAGTGGCTGGAGGCCGAGGCCAAGAAGGAGTGGCGTCGGCTCTCCAAGAAGATGGAGATGATGGGTGTCCTGACGGAAGTAGATATGGCGGCCTTTGCCGGTTACTGCCAAGCCTATGCCCGCTGGAAAGAGGCAGAGGAATTTATCACGCAGCACGGCACGATCGTAAAGACGCCGTCCGGCTACTGGCAGCAGGTGCCGCAGGTCTCCATCGCGCAGACGTACCTGAAGGTTATGAACCGCTTTGCGGAGCAGTTCGGTCTGACGCCTGCATCCCGCTCCCGCATTATTGCAGATACCACCGGCAGCGGTTCCGAGGATGAGCTCGAGGCGCTGCTGGGAGGTGACGGCTAATGGCCAGAGTGCGGCCTGAGGACTATCCGAAACTCAGCAATTATGAACCGACCCGATTCATGCTTCCGACTTCTCATTATGATAAGGCGAAAGCGGATCGGGCCGTCACTTTTATTGAGAACCTGAAACACACCAAGGGCAAATGGGACGGGAAACCGTTTTGGCTGCTGCCTTGGCAGGAACAGATCATTCGGGACATTTTCGGTATCGTGGATAAGAACGGCCACCGGCAGTTCCGCACAGCGTATGTGGAGATTGGAAAGAAAAACGGAAAGTCCGAGCTCGCGGCCGCGGTCGCTTTGTATCTGCTCTATGGAGATAACGAGCCCGCAGCCGAAGTGTACGGCGCTGCGGCCGATCGGCAGCAGGCATCCATCGTTTTCGATGTCGCCCGGCGCATGGTGGAAAAGGCTCCGGCGCTGTATAAACGCTCCAAGGTTGCTGCCGCCACCAAGCGAATCGTGAACTACAGCAATGCCGGTTTCTATCAGGTGCTGTCGGCTGAGGTCGGGACCAAGCATGGCCTAAACGTCTCCGGGCTGGTGTTTGACGAGGTTCACGCCCAGCCCAACCGGAAACTGTACGATGTTCTGACCAAGGGCTCCGGTGATGCCCGTGAGCAACCGCTGTACTTCCTGATCACGACCGCAGGAACGGATAAGGAAAGCATCTGCTATGAGCTCCATATGAAGGCGCTGGATATCATGGCAGGTCGGAAGATTGATCACACCTTTTATCCAGTCGTGTACGGCCTCGCCGATGATGAGGACTGGACCGATGAGCGGAACTGGTACAAGGCCAATCCGTCTCTCGGCCAGACGATCCAGATCGAGCGTGTCCGGGAGATGTTTCAGGAGGCAATCGATAACCCCGCCGAGGAGAACGTCTTCAAGCAGCTCAGGCTTAACATGTGGGTATCGTCCCTGACCCGGTTCATCCCGGAGCAGGTATACGATCTGGGCAATGTCCCGATCGATATGGAGGCGCTGAAGGGCCGCGACTGTTATGGCGGGCTGGACCTCTCCAGCACCGGGGATATCACGGCTTTTGTGCTCATGTTCCCGCCGCGTGATGAGACGGAGAAATACATCATGCTGCCGTTTTTCTGGATTCCGGAGGACACAATCCCGCTCCGTGTGCGCCGGGCATCGGTTCCTTATGATGTCTGGTATAAGCAGGGTTATCTGAATGCTACCGAGGGCAATGTGATCCACTACGATTTCATTGAGAAGTTCATCGAGGACCTGGGCAAGCAGTACCACATCCTTGAGATCGCTTTCGACCGATGGGGTGCGGTGCAGATGACGCAGGATCTGGAGGGCATGGGCTTTACCGTCGTGCCTTTCGGTCAGGGCTACAAGGACATGTCCCCGCCGACGAAGGAGTTCTATAAGCTGCTGATGGAAGGCCGGATTGTGCATGGCGGCAATCCTGTCATGCGCTGGATGAGCGGGAATGTGGTGGTAGATACTGACCCTGCCGGGAATATCAAATGCACCAAGGCAAAAAGCCCGGAGAAGATCGACGGCATTGTGGCTGCTATCATGGCGCTGGACCGCTGCATCCGTCACGAGAACACCGGCAGCGTCTACGACGAGCGCGGGCTGATGGTGTTCTGATGTCCAAAAGCGGATAAAATCTCCCTTGGAAACTGTGCTATGCTTATATCATGAAAAAGTGCGCGAGAGCTTCCCGGCCGTCCGGGGAGCTTTCTTTTTTGGAGGAATGACTATGGGATTTCTTGACTGGTTCGGCATCAGCGCGAGAGACGCTCCCCAGGTGACGGATAACGTCCGTGATTCCGGGCAGACCTTTGTTTTCGGCAAAGCGGACTCCGGCGAGAAGGTGGATGAAAAGTCCGCCATGCAGATCGCCACGGTCTATGCCTGCGTCCGACTGCTGGCGGAGACGGTGGCCGGGCTCCCGCTGCACCTATACCGCTTCTCCGATGAAGCGGAAAAGGATAAAGAGCGGGCCAAGGACCATCCGCTGTATAAGCTGCTCTACCGGCAGCCCAATCCGGAGATGACGAGCTTCTCCTTCCGGGAAACCATGATGACGCACCTGCTCCTCTGGGGTAACGCTTACGCCCAGATCATCCGGGACGGCCGGAACAACATCATGGCGCTGTATCCGCTGCTGCCGGAGAACGTGGAGCCGGATCGTGATGAGAAGGGGCAGATCTATTACATCTACCACGCTTACACCGACGAGGTGCCCGGAGAGCAGAACAAGGATATCTACTTCCGCAGAGACGAGATCTTCCACATCCCCGGTCTCGGCTTCAATGGCCTGGTCGGCTTTTCTCCGATCGCCATGATGAAAAACAGCCTCGGCACTACGCTGGCCGTGGAGAAATACGGCAGTGCCTTCTTTAAGAACGGCGCACAACCGAGCGGCGTACTGGAGCATCCCGGCGTGCTAAAGAATCCAGAGAAGATCCGTGAAAATTGGTCCGATGTTTATGGCGGTCCCAACAATGCCCATAAGGTCGCGGTGTTGGAAGAAGGCATGTCTTACAAAGCCATCTCCCTGCCGCCGGAGGACAGTCAGTTCCTCTCCACGCGCCAGTTCGGCGTGAACGAGATCTGCCGTATCTTCCGGGTACCGCCGCACATGGTGCAGGATCTGGAGCACGCCACCTTCTCGAACATCGAGCACCAGAGCATTGATTTCGTGGTCCATACGTTGACACCCTGGCTGGTGCGTTTCGAGCAGGCAATCATGAAGGACCTGCTGCTGGAGGCGGAGCAGGATCAGTATTTCCCGAAGTTCAATGTGGACGGTCTGCTCCGCGGCGACTATGCCTCCCGCATGCAGGGCTACGCCACGGGCATCAGCAACGGTTTCCTGTCTCCCAACGACATCCGACGTTTGGAGAACATGAACCTGATCCCCGCCGAGAAAGGCGGAGACGATTACTACCTCAACGGCGGCTACGTCAAGCTGCAGGATGCCGGAAAGCAGGTCAAGGCTGATCCCGCCGCGGAAGATACAAGGAGGAAGAAATGAAGAAATTCTGGAACTGGATTCATGACGACGGCGGGGGCCGCATCCTCCGGCTGGAGGGTCCTATCGACAGTGAGAACTTCTGGGGCGATGAGATCACCCCGGCTATGTTCCGTGAGGACCTCGAAGCCGAAGACGGCGACGTCACTGTCTGGATCAACTCGCCCGGCGGGAATGTCTTTGCTGCCGCCGAGATCTATACCATGCTGAGAGACTATGCCGGGAGGGTCACAGTGAAGATCGCGTCCCTTGCCGCTTCCGCTGCTTCTGTGGTTGCTATGGCCGGAGACACGGTCCAGATGTCTCCCACGGCGCTGCTCATGGTACATGATCCTTCCACCATCGCAATGGGCAATACCCGCGACATGGAAAAAGCCATCGCCGCGCTCAATGAAGTGAAGGAAGCGATCGTCAACGCTTATGCCGCCAAGAGCGGCCAGCGGCGCAGCAAGATCGCGGATCTCATGAGCGAGGAGACCTGGCTCAATGCCAAAAAGGCTGTCGAGCTGGGGTTTGCCGATGAAGTGCTGTACGAAGGAAAAGAACCTGCTGCCGAGGAACCAGAAAGCAATGATGCCGTTTCGGTTGACGCACAGATCTTTTCCACAAGAGTGATGGACCGGGCGATCTTGGATCGTCTGGGTATAGAGGAGCAGCCGCCCGCTCCTGTGATCGGCATGGACGGCAAGACCGAGGATGGGGCCGTGCCCTATCAAATCCTTATAAACCAGCTGGAGTTCCTCCGTTAAGGGCTCCAGCAATATTTTTTATGGAGGAAAAACGATCATGAGTAAGATCATCGAACTTCGCAATAAGCGCAATACCCTGTGGGAGCAGACCAAGGCGTTTCTGGAAGAGCACCGTGATGCCAACGGTCTGGTGGAAGCCTCTGCCGTGGAGCAGTACAACAAGATGGCCTCTGATGTAAAGGCTCTGGGTGATGAGATCCAGCGTCTGGAGGATCAGATGGAGATGGATGCCAAGCTGTCTGCCGCCACCTCCGCACCGGTGCATGCTGATCCCAAACCCGGCCGCAAGGCCAATGTCCGTCCCACCGCCACCGCTGAGTATGGTGAAGCCTTCTGGAACATGATGCGCGGCAACAGCTCTATGGAGGTGCGCGATGCGCTGTCCGTGGGTGTCGATCAGAACGGCGGCTATACCGTCCCTGACGAGTTTGAGCGTCAGCTCATTCAGGGACTGGAGGAAAACAACATCTTCCGTACCCTGGCCCACACCATCCACACCAACTCCGGCTCTCGCATCATCCCGCTGGCGACCGATACCGGCTCCGCTTCGTGGATCGAAGAGGGCGCGGCCATTCAGGAATCCGACATGACCTTCGCCCAGGAGACGCTCTCCGCGTACAAGCTGGGCTGCATGGTCAAGGTCAGCAACGAGCTCCTGAACGACTCCGCCTTCGACATTGCCGCCTATATCGCGCAGCGCTTCGGTGTGCGTTTCGGCAACGCTGAGGAGGACGCCTTTATCAACGGCACCGGTCCGTCCGCCAATCCGCAGACCACTCCCAGCCAGCCCACCGGCATTCTTACCAGTGTGACGGCTACCGCGGGCAACACCACTGCCAACGCCCAGACCGTTCACTTCGACAACATCTACAAGCTGTATTACAGCCTGAAGGCCCCATATCGCAGAAAGGCTTCCTTCCTGTGCAACGAGACCCTGCTGCTCCAGCTGATGCTGCTGAAGGACCTGAACGGCAACTACATCTGGAAGCCGGGTCTGGATGTCGCCAAGCCCGACACCATTCTGGGCCGCCCGATCTACACCAGCAGCTACATGCCTGCCATCACCGGCAATGCCACGCAGGATAAGAACAAGAAGGTGCTGCTCTTCGGCGATTTCAATTACTACTGGATCGCCGACCGCAAGGCCCGCACCCTCAAGCGCCTGAACGAGCTTTACGCCGTGACCGATCAGGTCGGCTTCATCGGCACCCAGCGTGTGGACGGCAAGCTGATCCTGCCCGAGGCCATGCAGGTCATGGCTCTCGGCTCCGGCGCTGCCTCTTCCGGTTCCTGATGAATGGAGGTGACGATCATGGCGCTGATTTCTCTTGAGGAAGCCAAGAGCTATCTCCGGGTGGATACGGAGGATGAAGACGCCATGATCGCCATCCTTCTGTCTTCGGCCGGGAAGCTCTGCGCCGATGTCGCACGGCTCACCGATGAACAGTGGGCTGCGGTGAACAACGATAATGAAGACGCCACCCTTGGTCCCACGCGGGAGACAATGAGGGTGGCGATCCTCTATGCGCTTGGATATCTGTTCGAGCATCGGGAGGAAGCCGACCATCACAGTCTGACGCTTACGCTGCGGTCCCTGCTCTTCGGTCTCCGGGAAGGAGTCGTGTGATGAATATTGCAGGGCTCCGGGTGCGGATCACCATACAGCGGAACGAGACTGTGACAGATAAGTACGGCAATCATAAATCCGTCTGGCAGGATTATTTCACCTGCTGGGCGACAGCGGTGACCAGTGGCCTTTCTTCTTCCGAAGATGAGACCGCCGGTCATACTGTCGAAGCAGACCGGCTGGATCTGACGGTCCGGTATTCCTCCGAAACCGCTGCCGTCAACTCCAAGCAGTACCGCATTCTGCTGGGCGACCGCATTTATAACATTCTGAGTATCGACGAGATGGGCTTCAAGCATAACAGCCGAAAGCTCCATACCGAGCTGACGGAGAGGTGATTCTATGGGGCGCAGGGTAAGCATTGACGGTCTGGCCGATGCAGTCATGCAGGAACTGGACAATTACGCTGACACTACCACGGATGGCGTGAAGGCAGCAGTGAAAAAGGCCGCCAACACTGTGAAAAAAGAAATCGCGGCGGGAGCCCCGGAACGGACCGGACGTTATGCAAAAAGCTGGCGGACCAAGACCACGAAGGAAAGCGCTTCCGCACTGGAAATCACGGTGTATTCCCCAACACGGTATATGCTGGCCCATCTGCTGGAACATGGGCACGCCATGCGTAACGGCGGCCGGGTTGCTGCCAAGGTGCATATCGCGCCTGCCGAGCAGGACGGTATTGAAGAACTGGAGACGGAGATTGGGAGGACGCTGCGGCATGGATAATCTGATCAGCATCATGGAAGAGATCGGCATCCCATATGCCTACGATCATTTTGCCGAGGGCGAGTCTCCGGAGCCGCCCTTCGTTTGCTTTCTCTGTCCCGGCAGCGACAACTTTGCTGCTGACGGCTGGGCCTATTTCAAAGTTGATGTCGTTCATATTGAACTGTACACCGACGAAAAGAATCCGGAAATAGAATCCCGCATTGAAACCGTGCTCGATGGGCACGGCATTTTTTATGACAAGACCGAGGTCTGGATCGAGAGCGAACGGCTCTACGAAGTCCTTTATTCTTTTGAGGAGGTAAAACCCCATGAGTAACAAGGTGAAATACAACCTGAAAAACGTTCACGCCGCGAAGCTCACGACCGAGGTCGTGGACGGCGTGACGAATTATTCCTACGCAACGCCCAAGGCGATCCCCGGTGCGGTCAGCCTGTCGCTGGATGCTGAGGGCGAAAGCTCTCCGTTCTATGCTGACGGCATTGTGTATTTCCGCACTTATGCCAACAACGGCTATTCCGGCGATCTGGAAATCGCGCTGATCCCCGAGTGGTTCCGCACGGAGATCCTCAAGGAGCTTCTGGACAGCAACGGTGTGCTGGTGGAGAAAGCGGACAACACCGAGAGCGTGAAGTTTGCGCTGCTCTTCGAGTTTGACGGCGACGAACACGGCATCCGTCACGTCCTGTACAACTGCGCAGCCTCCCGGCCGAGCATCGAGTCCCAGACCAAGGAAGAGACGATCGAGCCGCGGACAGAGACCCTGAATCTGACGGCAGATCCCCGCGAGGATGGTCTGGTCAAGAGCCGCACCGGCGACACCACCGCCAAGGCCACCTATGACGGCTGGTATGGCGCTGTGTATATTCCTTCGATTGAGCCCACGACGGAGCCGGAGGAATAAGCCATGCAGGAGAAAACTGTTGTGATCAGCGGCAAGGAGGTCCGGTTCCGTTCCTCCGCCGCGATCCCGCGGCTCTACCGCATTAAGTTCAAACGGGACATTTTCAAAGACCTCACAAAGCTGGAAAAGTCCTACAAGGGCAAGACCGATGACGGTGAGGAAATGCAGATCGAGGATCTGGAGATCTTTGAAAATGTGGCCTACATCATGGCCTTTCATGCTGATTCCACCATTCCCGGTACCATTGAGGAGTGGCTGGATGAGTTTGAGATGTTCTCGATCTACCAGGTGCTGCCGGAGATCCTTGAGCTCTGGGGCGCGAATCTGGTGACGGACATAGAATCTAAAAAAAACGGAATCCCAGCGCCCGGGAGATAACGACGCCGCTTTTCCTACTCCGATGCCTGGAGATCGGGCTCTCCATGTCGGACCTCGATCTCCTGACCATCGGCATGGTCCTGGATATCTGGACGGAGAAAGGAAACGACGATTACAAATACGGTGAGAAAGATACCGTGCGTGTCGCCGGGCAGCAGGACTTCGATAATTTCTGATGAAGGGAGGCAAGCATCATGGCTGGACGCATCAAAGGCATAACCGTTGAGATCGGCGGCGATACCACAGGTCTTGAAAAAGCCCTGAAGAACGTCAACAGTACGATCAAAAACACACAGAGCCAGCTGAAGGATGTAAACCGCCTCCTGAAACTGGACCCCTCGAACACGGAGCTTCTTTCCCAGAAGCAGCGTGCGCTGAAGGACGCCATCGGCGCGACGAAGGAGAAACTGGATTCTCTGAAAACCGCGCAGGAGCAGGCAAAGCAGCAGCTTGAAAACGGTGACCTCGGGCAGGACAAGTACGACGCCCTGCAGAGGGAGATCATCGAGACGGAGCAGGAACTCCGCCGCCTGCAGGAGGAAGCCGCTGCCACAAGCACAGCGCTTGCCAAGATCGACGAGGCCGGAAAAAAGATGGAGGCTTTCGGAGACTCCGTCACCAGCGCCGGTCAGAAGATCATGCCCGCTTCTATGGCTGTAGCCGGTCTCGGCGCGGCTGCTGTGAAGACCGCTGCCGACTTCGATTCCGGCATGAGCAAAGTTGCTGCCATTTCTGGTGCGACCGGTGATGATCTGGATGCCCTGCGGGATAAGGCCCGGGAGATGGGTGCCAAGACCAAGTTCTCTGCTTCCGAGGCAGCCTCCGCTATGGAATACATGGCGATGGCAGGTTGGAAGACTGAGGATATGCTCGGCGGTATCGAAGGTATCATGAGCCTTGCCGCTGCGTCCGGTGAAGATCTGGCAACCACCTCGGATATCGTGACGGATGCGCTGACGGCATTCGGCCTCTCGGCACAGGACTCCGGTCACTTTGCAGATATCCTCGCGGCAGCATCTTCCAATGCGAACACCAACGTCCGCATGATGGGAGAAACCTTCAAGTATTGCGCTCCCATCGCGGGCGCACTCGGTTTCACTGCCGAGGATGTTGCGGAGGCAATTGGCCTCATGGCCAATGCCGGTATCAAGAGCACGCAAGCCGGTACGGCTCTCCGTACCATCATGAACAACCTTTCTGGCGACGTAAAGATCACCGGCGCGGCGCTGGGTGAAGTCACTATCGCCACTACCAATGCAGATGGCTCCATGCGCGATCTGTCAGATATTTTGGCAGACTGCCGTGGGGCCTTTTCTCAGCTTTCCGAATCCGAACGAGCGCAGGCCGCAGAAGCGCTGGTCGGTAAAAACGCCATGTCCGGCTTCCTCGCCCTGATGAATGCCGGGGATGCGGATATTGAAAAGCTGGCCAACTCTATTGACCACTGCTCGGATACTTTCGTCAAGACTGTGGACGGTGCGATTATTCCCATGTCGCAGGCACTTGAAGAAGGCATTGATTGGATTGAAGAATACAACGGCGTATCGGAGCAGATGGCCGCTGTCATGCAGGACAACCTCGGTGGGCAGCTGACGATCCTGAAATCTCAGCTTGAGGAACTGGCCATCTCCTTTGGAGAAATGCTGATGCCCGCTATCCGGGCAATCGTCAGTAAGATTCAGGCTTTTGTAGACAAGCTGAACGGTATGAGCGAAAGCCAGCGGAAAGCTGTTCTGACTATCGGTCTGATCATTGCGGCCCTGGGACCGCTGCTTGTGATCCTCGGCACAGTCATCTCTAAGGTTGGCGTGGCCATGCAGGGCTTCGTAAAACTGGCAACCGGAGTGAAGAAACTCGGCGTCGCCGTGAAAGCGGGCACCGGCGTCTTTGGTAAGCTGGGTGCGGCTCTTGGCGGAATCTCCGCGCCCGTACTGGCAGTGATTGCTGTCATTGCCGTTCTGGTCGCGGCGTTCAAGCACCTGTGGGATACCAATGAAGAGTTCCGCAACGCCATCACCGCCATATGGAATGGGATCGTCAGCAAGATCCAGGCTTTCTGCCAGGGCATTGTTGACAGGCTGAACGCTCTCGGCTTTGAATTTCGCTCCATCGTGGATGTGCTGAAAAGCCTGTGGGACGGACTCTGTCAGTTCCTCGCACCAGTATTTGAAGCCGCGTTTTCTGTTGTTTCAACAGTTCTCGGCTCCGTACTCAATGTGATCACCGGACTGCTGGATGTGTTCATTGGCTTGTTCACGGGGAATTGGTCCCAGCTTTGGAACGGCGTGAAGGAAATCTTCTCTAGCGTATGGGATGCCATTACTGGCCTGTTCGATACGGCGCTGAATCTGCTGAAGTCTCTGGCAGAGGTCGTTTTCGGCTGGTTCGGAACCACATGGGAATCCGTGTGGACGGGAATCAAATCCTTCTTTGAGACTATCTGGAACGGGATCGTTGCTTTCTTCTCCGGCATTTGGAACAGCATCGTTTCCGTCGTCACCGCACAGATCAATGCCGTGAAGACCGTGGTTACTACGGTTTTCAATGCCATCAAAACAACCGCCTCCACAATCTGGAACGGCATAAAAACGGCGATCAGCACTGTAGTCGACGGGATCAAGAGCAAGGTCTCCTCGGCGTTTGAGTCCGTAAAAACCACGGCCACAAACCTCTTCAACGGAATCAAGAGTACCGCTACATCCGTATGGAATGGAATCAAGACCGCAATCGTCACTCCCATTGAGGCGGCCCGGGACAAGATCCGCTCCGCGCTCAACGCCGTCAGCGGCTTCTTCTCCGGGCTGAAGCTGCAGCTTCCGCATATAAAGCTTCCGCACTTTCGTGTATCCGGTACGCTCTCTATCTCTCCTCCGAGCGTCCCGCACCTGTCCATCGACTGGTATAAGGAAGGCGGCATCATGACCAAGCCCACCGTTTTCGGCATGAACGGCAGCGCCCTGATGGCAGGCGGCGAAGCGGGATCGGAGGCGATCCTGCCTTTGAGCGGTTTTTATAAGCAGCTTGAGGCCATGCTGACTGAAAAGCTGAATATGCACAATGTGGAGAAATACCTGGCCGTCATTGCTGCCAACAGCGGTAAGGGCATCTACCTGGATGACGGCACCTTGGTCGGTCGGCTGCTGCCCGCCATTGACAGCGGCCTCGGCCAGACGCAGAAGCTGAATGCGAGGTTGAGCCTATGAAGCCTGACGTAACCATAAACGGGATTTCCATGCTCAGCCTCGGCTGGCTGCGTGAGACTGTAAACTTCCCGACACCGCAATCACAGAGCAACACGATTACAGTGCCGGGAAGAAATTCTCCTATTCGATTTACAGAGGCGCTGGGGCGCGTAGCCTATCAGCCGCGCTCCTTTGATATGACCTTCTCTATGCTGGGCGACCGTGCTGATTTCGACGTTCTCGTCAGCTTGGTTGTGAACCAGTTTGCTGGGAAACTCTGCCGGGTGACGCTGACGGAAGACCCATCTCTGTACGCCGTGGGGACGCTGGAGGCAGCGCCTTCCTATGACCCGCTTACGGGCAAGGGAACGCTTGGGCTCTCCTGCACGGACGGGGATGCTTTCCTTTACCATACGGAAGAGACCGTCGTGAGTGCCAACGGCAGCGGGACTGTGATCCTTGCCAACGACTATATGCCGGTCGTGCCGGTCATCACGGCCTCTGCCGAGACCACGCTGCGCTGGGCGATTGACGGCGAGTCATTCCAAAAGACCGTCAGCGCAGGTACATGGGAGATCCCGGAACTGGAACTGCGAAATGGAAATAACACTGTTTCCGTTACGGGAGAAGGCACTATGACCTTTGTTTACAGAGAAGGTCGGCTATAAAGCATCTTCCGAAATCCTAAGATTTGTGGTATACTCCATCTCGACAACTCGGGATTTTTGAGGGTGATCAATATGAACCAGAAGCAAAAAGCGGATGCAATAACATATATTTTTCAGAGATCAGGCGCACAGGTCAGCAGCCAAAGCATTGAAGCTCTGGCTGACATTGCCGGGGAAGCCTCATTCCCCAAGCAGACAACCGTTCTCAATATAGGAGAAAAACAGAACTACATCTATCTGATCCTGCAGGGCATGGCACGAAGCTATTATATCGATGAAAAAGGCAACGATATTACGAAGTTCTTCATGCGCGAAGGAGAGTTCCTGATTGGCGAGGCTTTGTTCATGGAAGAAAGTCTGGAGGTGTTCGAGGCGGTTGAGACGCTTAAATGCCTGCGCTTTCCTGCAAAGGAGTATAAGGAAATCCTGTTTTCCGACCCTGTTCTTCAGCGGCTCTATATCGCCATGCTGGAACAGACGATCCGCTATAAGATGCGCCGCGAATATGCTTTTCAGTGTCTGAATGCGACGGAGCGATATTTGGAGTTTCAGAAAGCGTATCCGGGCATCGAAGAGCGACTGCCGCAGAACCTGATTGCGTCTTACCTTGGCATCGCCAAGGAATCGCTAAGCCGAATCAGAAAAAATATTTCCTCGAATTAACAAATGTCAATGAAATAATTCTCCGGCGCAAGTACAATACAGTCATGATATCGATCCGAACATCAGGAGATCATCATGAAAAGACTGAGAAAAACAATGTGCATCTTCGCCGCGATCCTGTTGGTATTCATGGGTGGCATTTACGCATCCCTGATCGCAATGAGCGACGGCAAAGAAACGAAGGAGGATTATATGGGAACTTACACAAATCAAAAGGCATGGCGGGACATTCAGGAATTCCTGCCTGCACAGCTTCATTACACCGACAGTTATCAGCCCACTGAGGAGATCTGGGAGTGGAAGGGCAACAAGGTGCATCTGGATACTTTCCGCAATCCGAACGCTCCGGCAAAGATCATCTGTTTCCACGGTGTCGGCACCAACGGCAGACAGATCTCCATGATCTTCAGCGGTCCGATGGCCCGGGAAGGCTTTGAGACCATTACCGTAGATATGCCCACCTATGGTGTGACAGAGGTCAATCAAAATATGCTGATCCGCTACGACGACTGGGTACAGTGCGGCAGCGACCTGATTGACGCGGAACTTGCCAAAGACGACCGTCCCATCTTCCTCTACGGACTTTCAGCAGGCGGTATGGAGACTTATCACGTTGCGGCGAAAAACCAAAGCGATAAGATCAAAGGCATCATCGGCATGACCTTCCTTGATCAGAGGCTGCCTATCGTCCGTCAAGAGGCTGCGAACAACGAATTCTCCGGCAAGGTCGGAAAATTCATGGTGGGTCTTCAGTGCAGGCTCGGACGTTCTGGTGCCAAAATGAAAATGAGTTCCGCATCGAAGATGACGGCCCTTGTAAACGATCCCGATTGCCTGCGGATTATGATGAATGACACCACCTCCGCCGGTAACAGTGCAACGATGGCGTTCCTTTACTCCTACATGATGTATACTCCGGACCTGGAGCCAGAGGAGTTCGATGTTTGCCCGGTGCTGCTGACGCAGCCGGAAAAGGACCGCTGGACGCCGCAGCACCTGAGCGATCCGTTTCTTGACCGGATCACAAAGGTGCCGGTCACAAAGACGATCCTGATAAATGGTTCCCATTATCCCATTGAGGCAGAGGCACTCGCTGATCTGCACCGGTACAGTCTTGAGTTCATTAATGAGCAGTTGAATTGAGAATTCCAATTTAGTTAATTGAATACTTCTATCAGAGATCGGAGAAATCCGGTCTCTTTTCATTTTACGAATAGGAGGGCTGCCTATGAGCCTTTTTCGCGTATACGTGGATGGCGCTCTGTTCTATCATCCGCAGATGTCGAAGCTGGCGATCACGGCCGCCCGCATTGAGGAGGACGCGGAGAACATCGACAGCATGACGCTTTCTGCTCCTTTCAACCATCCGTACCTGTCAGCCGTCCGTCCGCTGGCATCCACCATCGTCTGCAAGAAAGGCGATGCCGTGGTATTCGAGGGCCGGGCGCTGGACAACGGTACGGATTTTTACAACACCCATACATGGACATGCGAGTCCTGCCTTGCCTATCTGAAGGATAGCGTCCAGCCGCCTTATGACTACCGGGGTACCCTGCGCGGTCTGCTGGAGATGTTCCTCTCCGTGCATAACGCGGCCGTTGAGGAGAAAAAGCGGTTTGTCCTTGGCAATGTGACCGTGACGGACAATAACGACTATGTTTCCTACAGCAGCATAGATTTCACCGTCACCTTGGATGCCATCCGGGACAAGCTGATCAAGACCCATGGCGGCTTCCTGCGCGTACGCTATGCGGGCGGATTGAAGTATCTGGATTATATCTCGGATTTCGATTCGCTTTCCCCGCAGACGGTCGAGTACGGCAAGAACCTGCTGGACGTGAAAATCAGCCAGGATCATACCGATCGGGTTTCTGTCCTGCTCCCGCTGGGGGCAAAGATCAAGGACATCGATGCCGAGGGGCATGAATATGAAACAGATGAACGTGTTCAGATCACATCCGTGAACGGCGGGAAAAACTATATTGTTGACGAAGACGCCGCGGCAGAGATCGGACGGATCTGGAGAACCGAAATCTGGGACGATGTGACCATCCCTGGGAACCTCCTCACCAAGGCGCAGGCCCGGCTGCATGATCTGGCGCAGGGCGTCACCAGTATGGAACTGACCATCGTGGATGAGTCGGACGCCGGAGCGGATATCGGGGACATCCATGCGGGCATGTATGTGGTCTGCAAGTCCCCGCCGCACGGCATTGACGGCAAATACCGCTGCGTGGGCCGTACCCGGGATTACCTGAACCCCGCCGGAAACACGATCACCATCGGGGCAAGCGGCGTCACGCTGACTGGCCTGTCCAACAAGCAGAACGATACCATTTCTGCGCTGGAGGAGGATATCGTCGGGCAGTCGAGCAAGATCGATGTGATCTCAGGCCAGGTGGACAGGATCAACGAGTCCAAGATGTACCGCATCGAGATCGTCACGGAAGGTGTCAGCATCTTCCGGGAAAAAACTCAGCGGAGCACCGTGCGCTGCAAGGTGTACTCCTGGGACAATGAGATAACGGACACACTGCCTGCTTCCGCTTTCAACTGGCACCGCAATTCTGGTGACAGCACTGCCGACGCCGCGTGGGATGCCGTCCACACGGGCACGAAAACTATAACGGTATCAACGGAGGATGTGACGGACAACGCATCCTTCTTTTGCGAAGTAACGATATAAGGAGGGCAAACACATGCCTACTGTACTCACATCCTCACAGCAGACCTTCGTGGATATTACCGACCAGCGCAAACTGTCGGCGTATATCACGTCCAACCTGCCGAAAACACAGAGCGAAGACCCAAACGTCCTGCCGCACACCTATGCGCCCAACTGGACAAGTACCAACCTTGTCCTCACTCCTGTTGTTTTCCTGGATCAGACGAGCATTCCGCTTGGCTCCTCCGGGCTGACCGTCCAGTGGAAACGCAAGGACGGCACTTCGGCAGAAACCAACCTAACCTCCGGTGAGTCTGTATCCGGAGGCATCCTGACGGTCAGCCAGAACAAGCTGGCGGATTCGTCTTCAGGCATGATCACGTATATCTGCTACATCAGCTATTACGACAGCGAGACTCATAACACGGTCAATATCTCCGCTGACCTCACCTACACTCTGGTACGGAATGCGGAGAACGCAAAGCTGGCGTATATCACTTCGGACACATATGTGTTCAAGTACGACAGCGATTCCGCTCTTGTCGGCGCGACCCAGGCGACCTTGACCGGGCAGGTCCAGGGCGTGACGATCACGAAGTGGCAGTACAAAAACGGCTCCGGGAACTGGGCAGATTATCCCACGACCTCGGACAACACCAGCATCACAGGCGGCACCCTTGTAGTCAAGCCCACACATTCTGTTTTCAATGACAACGTGGCGCAGATCAAGCTGGTCACTTCCGATGCCGATGTCTACGATACGATCACCATCACCAAGCTGTATGACGGTGCGCAGGGCGAACCCGGTACTCCCGGCTCCGCAGGCTCCGGCGGTTTGTCCGTCATCCTCTCCAACGAGGCGCAGACGATTCCCTGTACCTCTGCCGGGGCGGTAGCAGCAGCTACGACAGTGACGATCCCGTTCTCTGCCTATGAAGGCATCGAGCAGAAGGCAGCGACCTGCACAGTCGGTACGCTGCCGTCCGGCGTGACGGTTACCAGCAACACACCTTCCACGGCAACTGCCGCAGGTTCCGTTGTGCTGTCCTTTGCCAAAAACGCCACTCTCGGCGGAGCTAATGTGCTGACCGGCACCATCCCGCTCACATTCTCCGTTTCCGGGCAGAGCGTGACAAAGACCTTTGCATGGACAAAGGCCAAGGCAGGCACGAACGGCGAGTCCGCTGTTGTGTTCTCCGTTTATGCTCCCAACGGGACTATCGTGCAGAACCAGTCCGGCAGCCTGACGCTGGCAACCTCTGCCTATCTCGGCGCCACAGCGATTTCAAACGCTACCTATCAGTGGGCGAAATACAGCGGTGGCTCCTGGGTCAACATTTCCGGCGCAACCGGCTCCACGCTGACCGTTTCCGGCTCCGACATAGTGAACATCCAGTCCTATCGCTGCACGATGACCTACGATGGGGAAAACTATGTGGATGTGATCACGGTCGAGGACAAATCTGATCCCTATGTCTCCGAGATGCTCTCCATCGGCGGCTTCACCGTGAAGAACAATCTCGGTGGGCTTGTTCCGTATGTCATTGTCCGCACCAATCAGCATGAGGTCGACCCGCTCCTCGGCAATATCTCTGAAACCGCTCCCGCGTCTCCCGCAGCCGGAGACTTCTGGTATCAGGTGGATCATACAGGGCATACTGTCACTCTGAAGAAATACAGTGGTTCCGCCTGGGCGGACGCGACGGAGACTCAGGAGATGACCTATACCTGGTACGCCCAGGACAAGGACGGTAATCCTGTCACGTTCAACAAGACCGGGAAAGTCATCTATCTTTCCGCCGCCGAGATCGACAGTATCCTCACGCTCCAGTGTGACGTATCGAATTAAGGGGGTGCCGGTATGCTTCTGACAGTTTGCCAGAACACCTTTCAGAGCATGGTCGAGCTGGAGGAAGTGGACTCCCTGCGTGTTGAGGTCCGGGAATGCTATGCCGAGATCACCCGGACCTCGGAGCAGATACAGAGTACCGTCCGGGAGAACTATCTCAGCAAGGACGATCTGACTACCATCCAGCAGGATTTTCAGACGGCCATTACGCAGGCCGCTTCGGAGATCCGCATGGACTTTACCACGCTGACCAATGAGATCACGAACAACGTCTCCGGCAACTACTCCCTGATCGAGGAATACATCCGCTTTCGGGGCGCTCTGATCGAGCTGGGCAAAGTCGGCAACGCCTTCACGGCCGAGTTCTCCAATGAGGGCCTTTCCTTCCTGGAGAACGGCCAGACCATCGCTTACATCACAAACCAGTCCCTCGTCATTACCAACGCCGAGATCCGCAACAGGCTCTCGCTCGGTACGGCGGCAAGGGGCTGGTTTGACTTTATCCCCCGTGAGACCGGGAATCTGTCGATTCAATGGCGCGATCCCACGGCATAAGGAGGACTCCCTATGGCACAGGGCAACAGCGGCAGCTTTACGCTGACCGGATCGCAGAACTTTGCGGTCATCATATACTGGTCAGAAACCTATAATGAATCTGCCAATACGCACGTGGTGAGCATCACGGCGGCACAGCTTGTCTCGTACAACTGGTACGGCTTTACCTATTATCCGAACGGGACGCTCTCCATCAACGGCTCAACCGTGGTAACGTTCAACTCTGCTATTGGTACACACAACTGTACCATAGGTTCGCAGGGCAGCGGCTACAGCATCATTCCAGCAAGCGGGTCCAGTTATCCTGCGGCTCCGTGGTCCTCCGGGACCATCTCAGGAAACGCGGACGGCACTAAATCGGTCAGCATCTCCGCCAATTTTCAGTGCTTCACTGCAGATGGCCGTGGTGGTAGCGGATGGAGCGTCAGTGGCAGCCAAACGGTCACGCTGCACACGATCCCACGTACATCGAGTATTTCTATGCCTGCTACCACGATAGGCAGCGCAAACAACATCACGATCACCCGGGCATCCTCGTCCTTCACGCATACGCTGACCTACGCTTTCGGCAATGCGACCGGGACGATCGCGACGAAGACGACCTCAACCTCTGTTTCATGGACGCCTCCCACATCCCTTGCATCGCAGATCCCGAACAATACCACAGGCACGTGTACCCTGACCTGCTATACCTACAACGGCAATACTCTCGTCGGCACGAGTACGACTACAGTCACGCTGACTGTCCCGGCGAGCATCAAGCCTACGATTACCGGCATTACAGCGACCCGGGTGGATGGAACCGTGCCTTCAAGCTGGGGCATCTATGTGCAGACAAAGAGCAAGGTGACGCTGGCGATCACCGGCGCTGCTGGGGCCGGAGGCTCGACGATCAGTTCCTACAGCATCACCGGCGGCGGGCTTTCCTATACACAGTCCTCCGTGACGACCGGTTTCCTCAACACGTCCGGCTCCATCACGTTCACCGGGAAGGTCTGCGACAGCCGTGGGCGCTGGTCAGATGAAGCAACCGTTTCGATCAATGTAGTGGCCTATGCCGCTCCGCGTTTCAACAGCTATTCCACCCAGCGGTGTACGAGCGCCGGGGCATCGTCTTCCAATGGTACCTACGCCAAGAGCACGATCGGCTTTTCTTACTGGTCCTGCAGCGGGAAGAACACGATCACGACCGCTGTGGCATATAAGAAATCCTCCGAATCGTCATACACAAATGCAGGCGTTACCTTTACCAGTGGGACGCAGTTCATCTTCGGTGGCGGCAACCTGAGTGTCGACTACTCCTACGATATCCGATTCACCCTGACGGACGCTTTCGGCACGGTCACGGTCGTGGACAGCCTGTCCACCGCCTCCGTACTCATGGACTTCAAAGCCGGAGGCACAGGGTTGGCCGTGGGCAAAGTCTCTGAGACCGATAACTGCTTTGAGGTTTCTGAGGATTGGGACGTGAAGGTCTATGGCATGCTTCTGGCAGAGTACATCCAGTCTCTGGCATCGGGCGGCATTGCATTGGGAACCTGTGACACGGCAGCTGATGACGGGGATAAGATTGCTACTGTCCCAGGAAACTTTGAACTCAAGACCGGTGCGGTGGTGGCAATTAAGTTCACCAACCACAACACGGTGCAGCAGGTCAAAATGAACGTCAACGGAACCGGTCTGAAGTACATCGTCACTTACAACAACTATCTTCCCGTGACATACGCCTGGAAGCCGCTGCAGACGGTGCTCTTTATTTACGATGGCACGTATTTTGTAGCCTTTACACTTAACACAGCCACTACCGCCTATTATGGCTTGACCCGGTTGACGAGCAGCACCTCGTCTACCAGCACGGCGCTGGCGGCAACAGCATCCGCGGTCAAAGCGGCTTATGACCGGAATTCGTGGGACAGCATCTCCCTGACCAACGCTCTGGCACTTGCGTATGGGGGAACGGGAGCAACGACGGCGGCTGGCGCGAGAGCGAATCTCGGCCTTGGCGTTACGCTGCTCTACAGCGGCACTGTGACGACAGGAAGCTGTTCATTCAACTACGGCAGCTACAACTGGTACATCATCATCGGGCAGCCTGCGTCGTCTGGCTCCAGAACACCGATCGTGGTTCCGAAAGCCGCCCTGACGACAAGCGCCGTGGCGTATCAGATTACAGATGAATCCTACTACTATTCCTTCAACCTGTACTACTCCGGGAGCACTTGCTATCTGGTGTACAAGGGCCGGAATAGTTCCGGACAGATAGTCGCCGTTTACGGCGTTAACTGAGGAGGGCTTATGAAAGTAACTTTTGATGAAAACGGCTATGTCAACGGCTGGTGCATGGTCGGAGACAACGGCGGTGACGAGTACGATCCCCCGGAGGACTTTGATGCTTTTCTGGATAACTGTTTCTGCTATAAGCTCTCCGAGGGAAAGCTGGTCCGGGACACAGAAAAAGAGGAAACCGATCAGTTGGAGGAGCAGAAATCTTCTCTCCGGGTACGCCGGGAGAAGGAATGCTTCTCTGTCGTGAATCGGGGGTGGATCTGGTATTCGACCCTGACACTCAGCCAATGGCGGGAATTGCGGAATTGGTATATTGCATGGCTGAAGGTGACGGAAACCATGACTCCGCCTGAGCGCCCGTCCTGGGTCGATGACATTGATACCGCACGAATCCCGCTGACCCTCAGCGGCTTGTTCTGAGGAGGCGCATTATGGTTATGATCAACGGAACGAGCATCTCTGTCACTCGCGGGGATACGCTCGACATTACCATCGAGATTCTATATCCGGATGGTACCCCTTATACAGTTCTGGCCGGAGACGTTATCCGCTTTGCTCTCAAGCAGAGATACACGGACGCGGAACCGCTCATCTGCAAGGAGATCCCGCATAATGGGATGAACCTGCGGTTGGAAGCCGAGGAGACGAAGGCGCTGAAGGCAGGCGGCGCTCCGTATGTCTATGACGTTCAGATCACGATGGAGGGCGGCACGGTCTGCACTTTTATTGATCGGGCCAAGTTCACCGTGACGGAGGAGGTGGACTGATGGACGGAAAACTGGTTGGGCGGCTTTCGCCTGGTATCCATCTCACGTGCAGGCTCTCTGTCACGCCGAGGGACGGACCCGCTCCGGTGTTTATAGAAAAAACCGTCACTGAGAACGGGACATTTCGCGCTGCCGATGAAGGGGCTGATGGCTACTCCGAGTTCACTGTGGATATCCACACCGGACTGGTCACTCCGCATTTCTTTGATCTGTCCGGCGGTTACGTCCAAAACGGCGCTTGGACGATCGGAAGCGATACGGTGTGCTATTCCGACGTTTATCGGGTGAATGCGAGTCAGAAGTATTTTATCTCTCTCGGCGGCTCGGTCGGGACCAGATTCCGAGCAATGTTTTCTGCTCAGGATACGTCCGTAGCAACAGAAAAAGTAACCGGCAAAACCGTTATTAACATCAGCAATCCGGTCCCGTATGCCTATGTTATATTCACACCAGAGTCTGATGGTTTCATCACCATCTCCAAGGACAATGCCGGGACGGCAAATCTGAAAACCTATGTATTCCATCTCGTTGACCTGATCGACGGGAACAACTAATCACGGAGAGTCGCTGCGGCGGCTCATTTTTTATTAGGAGGATAATCACATGAAGTCTTTCTGGAATGTAATTCAGCTTATCTTCGCTGCTGTAGGCGGCTGGCTCGGTTATTTCCTCGGCGGCTGTGACGGGCTACTGTACACGCTGCTGGCATTCGTGGCTCTCGATTATGCGACCGGTGTAATGGCCGCGATTGCTGACCACAAGCTCTCGTCCGCTATCGGCTTTCGGGGCATTTTCCGTAAGGTGCTCATCTTCGCGCTTGTCGGCGTCGGCCATCTGCTGGATGTACAGGTGCTCGGCAGCATCGGTGTGCTCCGCACAGCGGTGATCTTCTTCTACCTGTCCAATGAAGGCGTCTCCCTGATCGAGAACGCCGCGCATCTCGGCCTGCCCATCCCGGAGAAACTGAAAGCTGTGCTTGAGCAGCTTCATGACCGGGCTGAGAAGGAGGACGATCATGAGCAAACCGAGTGATATCGTCACCATCGCGCTGGCGGAGGTCGGATACCGGGAGAAGGCGTCCAACACCTCTCTTGATGACAAGACCGCCAATGCCGGTGCCGCCAACTGGACCAAGTATGCCCGCGACCTCGCTGCCGCGGGCTATTACAACGGGAACAAGAATGGCTATGCCTGGTGTGATGTGTTCGTGGACTGGTGCTTTTTCAAAGCCTACGGAGCGATCGAGGGCCAGCGCATCCAATGTCAGACAGGTCCGCTCGGGGCCGGGTGCATCTTTTCTGCTCAGTACTATCAGCAGAAAGGCCGCTACGACAGAACCCCGAAGGTCGGCGATCAGGTGTTTTTCCAAACCGGTGGTGAGATCGGCCATACCGGCATTGTGGTCGAAGTAACCGACTCCACCATCGTGACGGTCGAGGGCAACAGCTCCGATCAGGTGAAGAAGAACACCTACAACCGCTCCAACAGCTATATCGCCGGATATGGCCATCCGCTGTATGGAGAGAGCGATCCCACGCCGGTGACTCCTCCGGCAGAGGAAACTCCCGCGACCGTTACCTGTCAGGTCGATCTGCCGCAGCTGAAGAACGGCGCGGAAGGCACCGCGGTGAAGAACGCGCAGATCCTGCTCATCGACAAGGGCTACTATTGTGGCGGTCCTCTCCGGGCAGGGCGCGAGACTGCCGATGGTGAATTCGGCCCCACAACGGAGAAGTCCGTGAAGAGTTTCCAGACCAAGAGAAACCTGACGGCCGATGGCATTATCAGCTCGGATACATGGAAGGCGCTCCTGACAGCATAACTTTTGAGCCTGTCGGCTGTCCCATATCGGGATAGTCGACAGGCTCTTTTTTTATTTAGGGGGTGTGATGAACCGAGCGCTGCTGGGCGATTATAAAAATGGCCGATTTGCAGGCATGGGAAGGCAGAACAAACACACGATGGAGGTTTCTGCCTTATGACTACAGAACAGAAAAACCAGATCGCGCAGCTCCGTAAAGCCGGAAAAAGCCTGACGCAAATCGCCGATGAAATTGGTATCCCCAGAAACACGGTAAAAACATTCTGTCGCAGGATCGGACTTACCGGCGACACTGAGAGCATGCCGGAACTCGTCATCACCGACGAATCGGTTGTGAAGCCCTGCCAGTTCTGCGGAAAGCCGCTAGTGCAGATGCCCGGCAGAAAGGAGAAGCGCTTCTGCTCGGACGCCTGCCGCACCCGCTTCTGGAACACGCATCTCGCGGATGCTGAGCGTGACGGTATGACGGAGTACGCCTGTCCGGTCTGCGGCAGCCGGTTCCATGCCTACGGAAACCGGAACAGGAAGTATTGCTCTCATGAGTGCTATATCGAGGCCCGGTTCGGAGGTGCGGCATGCAGCTGACGCAGGAGGAGTTTGACCGGGAAAGGCGGTACCTGGGCCTGATGCATTTCGCAAAGCAGATGCTCCGTGATGGTCTGATTACCGAGGATGAATATCGCACAATCAGCGCGGATTATGCCCGCCAACTTTCTCCGAAAACAGGCGCTCTTCTGGCCAGAATTGACTTGATATGTGAGCCGAAAAGAGTGATGAATAGTACCGGAAAGGAGGGAAAAAGCCTTGAAAATCCAACGAATTGAGGCCACTCAGCCGGTACTCATACCGAGGAAAAAGGTCGCCGCCTACGCCCGCGTTTCAATGGAATCAGAGAAGCTGGCACACTCGCTTTCGGCCCAGGTCAGCTACTACAGCGAGCTGATCCAGAGCAATCCGGAATGGGAGTATGTGGGCGTTTACGCGGACAGCTTTATCTCTGGCACCGGGACAGCAAAACGTGCAGAGCTTCAGCGCCTGCTCGATGATTGCGAGGCCGGGCGCGTGGACATCGTGCTCACCAAGTCGATCAGCCGCTTTGCCCGCAACACCGTCGACCTGCTGGAGATCATCCGGCACCTGAAAGCGCTCGGCATCAGCGTCCGTTTCGAGAAAGAAAACATCGATTCCCTCACGGCTGACGGAGAGCTCATGCTGGCCATCCTCGCTGGCTTTGCGGAAGAAGAGAGCAAGTCGATCTCCTCGAATATCAAGTGGTCCATCCAGAAAAAGTTCGAGCGCGGCGACCAGTGGCATTCGGCAGCTTTCGGGTACCGCTGGAACGGTGAAACCTTCATCGTGCAGGAAGACGAGGCGGCTGTGGTCCGCAGGATCTACGAAGACTTCCTCGCCGATGTGCCGATCCGGCAGATTCAGAGATGGGCTAAAGAGAACGGTGCCCCGCGCATCAGCTGCCCCGGCATTGTGTACCTGCTCCAGAACGAGGTCTACAAGGGTGACGTCATCCTGCAGAAGTTCTACACGCCCAATCCGCTCGATCATCTGAGCAAGCGCAATGAAGGTGAGCTTCCCCGGTACTATGTGGAAAACAATCATGAGTCGATCGTCTCGAAAGAAACGTGGCAGGCCGTGCAGGACAAGATCCGCGAGGCGCGAGAGTACAATCCGACCGTGCACCGGATCGTGAAGCCCAGCTGCTTTTCCGGTAAGATCGTCTGCGGCCGCTGCGGGTACAACTACGTGAAGAACCTGACCAAAAGCAACCGCGTGGACGGCCTGATTGAGAACTGGACCTGCATGGGTAAGATCAAGCACAAGAAGGAATTCTGCCCATCCCTCAGCATCCGGGGCGATCGGCTCCGGGAAGCGGCCGCGCAAGCGATGGGCATGGATGAGTTCGACGACCGGGCCTTTACGGAGCAGGTCGACAAGATCGTTACTACCGAGGGCGAGGCGCTGGAATTCCACTTCTACGACGGCTCGGTGAAGGAAGTCCCTATCATGCTTTTCAGGTCAAACCATAACACCTTGGAAGCGCACCTGCCGTTTCCCGGCTATGACTGGACGAGCGCCGGGTATGTGCCCAAGCAGGATGAAGTACCGATGGTCCGGATGGTCTATGAACTTTACGCCGAAGGGCTGAAGATCGAGCGCATCCGGGAAAAGGTCGAAGCCGCCGGGTACAGCAGCTTCCGGGGCAAAGTGTCACATCGGTTCATCACCCGGATGCTCGATGACGAACGTTACTCCGGGCGGCGGACGGTCAACGGTGAAGTGATCGAGAACGACCACGAGGCCATCATTGATCCGGAGCTTTTTGCCCGGGTGCAGGAGCTGCGGGCCATCTCATGGCAGAAGCAGGCCCGGCGGCTGGCGACAAACAAAGCAAAGAGGGAGGCAGAGCATGGCAAGAACAGTGACGGTCCTGCCGCCGACGATCAGCCGTGAGACTTCGGCTCCGATTGGCAGCAAGGCGAAAAGAAAAGTAGCGGCCTACGCCCGCGTCAGCACGGATCACGAGGAACAGCAGAGTTCCTACGAGGCTCAGGTGGATTATTACACGAAATACATCCAGGGCCGTGACGATTGGGAGTTTGCCGGAATCTACAGCGATGAAGGCATCACCGGCACCTGCATGGCCAAGCGTGAAGGCTTCACCCGCATGGTGGACGACGCGCTGGCCGGGGGCATCGACCTGATCCTGACAAAGTCGGTTAGCCGCTTCGCCCGGAACACGGTCGACAGCCTGACCACGATCCGGAAGCTGAAGGAGCACGGCACCGAGGTCTATTTTGAAAAAGAGTCGATCTGGACCTTCGACGCCAAGGGAGAAATGCTCCTGACCATCTTAAGCAGCCTTTCGCAGGAGGAAAGCCGGAGCATCTCCGAGAACGTGAAGTGGGGTCTGCGGAAGCGGATGGCGGACGGCAAGTTCTCCATGCCCTATAAGAAGTTCCTCGGTTATGAGAAGGGCGAAGACGGGCTGATGGTCGTAAACGAGGAACAGGCCAAGGTGGTCGAGCAGATCTACGGTCTGTTCATCGCGGGCCTATCCCCGGTGGCGATTGCCAAGAAGCTCACCGACGCCGGGATTCCGTCTCCGACCGGGAAGGAAAAGTGGTATGAAGGCACGATCCGGAGCATTCTGAAAAACGAGAAGTACAAGGGCTGCGCTCTGCTCCAGAAAACCTACACTCCGGATTTTCTGACGAAAAAGGCTGTCGCCAATGACGGCACCGTGCCGCAGTACTTTGTGGAAGACAGCCACCCGGCCATCATCCCACCGGAGCAGTTCGCTCTGGTGCAGGATATCTTCGCCGAGCGCTCCCGCGATCCCAAGCACAGCGGGGCCACGATCTTTTCCGGCAAAATCCGGTGTGGCTGCTGCGGCGGGTGGTACGGCTCGAAGGTCTGGCACAGCAACGACAAGTACCGTCGGATCGTCTGGCAGTGCAATCATAAGTTCAAAGACAAGACCCGCTGCTCAACGCCGCACCTGACCGAGGATCAGGTGAAGGCCGCGTTTGTCAGGATGGCAAACAAGCTCTATGCCGATCGGGAGTTTTACATCACGGAGCTCACGGCCATCAAGAACCGGCTGGGCGATACCACAGCGCTGGAGAAGGAGCGCAGGATTCTGGACGAGCAGTTGGGCATCGACGCCAGGGCCGTCACAGACCTGATCGCCCGGAACGCCCGCGTTGCTCAGAACCAGAAAGAATACAACGAGCGCTACGATGCGCTGGTCAGCCGGTATGAGGATACCGAGCGAAAGCGCGACGCAGTCGTCGAGCAGATCGATCAGATCATGATCCGGCGCAGGAAGATCGAACGCTTCATTGAGACCGTGAAGGACCTGCCGGAGCTCATCACCGAGTTCGACGAGAGCCTGTGGGCCGCGCTGGTGGACATCATGACGGTGTATGCCAAGGACCGGATCGTGTTCCAGCTGACCTGCGGGATGGAGATTGTAGTCTGAAGCGCGTATCAGTCGGGTATTCGATGTTTTGATATATATTCAGTTGGCGTAATGCCATACTCTTTTCGAAAACGCCTGTTAAAATAACTGGCATCAGAAAAGCCACAGGAATATGCTATTTCGGAGATAGTCCTGCTGTCGTTTTGCTTCAGTTCTTCCAATGCTCTCTGCAGACGGAATACCAGCAGATACGCGATTGGTGTTGTGTTGAGCACTGTTCTGAACAGACGCAGGCATGTGCTGGTACTGACATTTGCGCTTTTTGCAATGTCATCGATGGTGACGGATTCACCATAGTTGCTTTCAATAAAGACAAGGGCCTGTTTGATCCGTTCTTCGTCGTGCCGGAACCTGTCTGTAAAATGAAATTCGCTTTCCAAATCACCCATGTGATGTGAAATAAGAGAAATCGCCTTGCTCAGGCAGGAACGGACCACAAGAGGATAATCTGCTGTCTCATACCCACCGCTGTTCCATGCAGTCTCAGCGAGACGCAGGATTTCTTTTTGCCAGGTCACAGAAGATGACAATTGCAGGAACGGAAGCTGATTGTTTTCGAGAACAGGCAAAACATATGTTTTCCAGATCAGATCATCACATTGAGAAATGATTTTCGGACTGAACACAAGTGCGTGCTGATGACCGGTCGGCGTGATCAGGGTTTCCGCATGCAGGATCCCGCTGTTTGAAAAATAGCCGTCGCCGGCTGTCAGTTTAAACTCTTTCCCGGCAATCCGAACCTGCACGCTTCCCTTTGTGATAATAACAATTTCGAATTCGTCATGCCAATGATAGGGAACGCTTACGCTGGTCAGATCATCATCGAAAAAGGCAATCGGGAAGTCTTCCGAACCGTATGTCAAAAGCTCTCTGCCATTCTGGTCTATGCGGTCGACTGACAGTGTAAATGCCATGGTGTCCTCCAATTTGAAGAAATAGTACTATCCATTACCAAATAAATAGCTGAATAATTCTATACCAAGCATAGTTTATGCGATATAATTCTATTCGTCAATGATTATTTGTTTTACGGAGGAAATTATAGCAAATGGGCTCCTTGTTATTGGCGGTTATTTATTTGATTTTTATCAGCCTCGGGCTGCCGGATTCTCTGCTCGGCTCCGGCTGGCCGACGATGCAGCTGGCCTTCGGGGTGCCGTCGTCCTGGGCAGGATACGTCTCGATGACGATTTCCTTCATGACCATCATCTCCGCCCTGCTGAGCCCGCGGATGATTCGAAGATTTCATACGAAGTGGATCGTCATTGTCTCCATCTTTATGACTGTCCTCGGTCTCCTGGGCTTTTCGATCTGCCGCAGCTACTGGATGCTGTTCCTCTTTGCCGTTCCCTACGGTCTGGGGGCGGGGGCCATTGACGCGGCGGTCAATCACTACGTGGCAAATCACTACCCGTCCTCCGTCATGAATTTCCTGCACTGCTTTTATGGCGTGGGAGCGGTCATCAGTCCGACGATCATGGCTCTGGCGTTGAAGCTGGCCAGATGGAACGAGGGTTATCGCTGGACGGCTTTCATTCAGGCAGGCATCCTGCTGGTCGTGATTCTCTCGCTGCCGCTGTGGAAACAGAATGAGTCCGCAGACGAAGAGGAACTGCGCGACAGCGCCGGAATCAGGGAGACGCTCAGGGTACCTGGTGTCCTGCTGACGCTGATCGCCTTTTTCTCCTACTGCGCCGGTGAGGCCACCTGCTTTCTCTGGACGCCCAGCTACTTCGCCGGGACAAGGGCAGATTTGAGCCAGGAAACGATCGCGGCCTTCGGCTCGCTGATCTTCGGCGGCCTGATGCTTGGACGCCTGATTTCTGGCTTCGTTTCCAATAAACTGGGTGACAGACTGCTCATCCGCGCCGGGATCGCGGTTGAGCTGCTGGGGATCCTCCTCGTCTTCTTCTCCTCAAAAAGCTACGTCTTGGCGGCAGTCGGCTTCGTTATCATCGGTACGGGCATGGGTCCTGTCTATCCCGCTATCCAACATATGGCGCCAACCAATTTTGGAGCACGTCACAGCGCCGCAGTCATCGGCTTGCAGATGGCCTCTGCCTATATCGGGAGCACATTCATGCCGATGGTGTTCGGTCATCTGCAGCAGGCGATTGGCATAGGCATCATGTCCCTGTATCTGTTAATCTTTGCTCTAATGAATATAGGCATGTTGGAACTGGCCTATCGTAAACTGCCGGGAAATAGAGAGGAGAAGCTGTCATGAAAATAGAACATGTCGCCATGTATGTGAACGATCTGGAACGGGCAAAGGGTTTCTTCGTCAAGTATCTGCACGGCAGGGCTAACGAAGGGTATCATAACAGAAATACGGATTTCCGTTCCTACTTTATCTCTTTTGATGACGGTGCCAGACTGGAAATCATGACGAAACCGTTGCTGGACGATAAGGATAAAACACAAAACCGTACAGGCTTTATTCATATAGCCTTTTCGGTCGGAAGCAAAGAACGGGTTGATGGCTTGACGCAAAGATTAATGGATGACGGATATGAAGTCATCAACAGGCCAAGGACGACCGGCGACGGTTATTATGAAAGCTGCGTGATCGCTGTAGAAGGGAACCAGATCGAGATCACAGTTTGATTCGCGTTCTATACTCAGCTATGCCCGAAAGCCTTGATTTTCCATACTATCACACGATGAACCCAGGCAGCACTTGCCTGGGTTCACTTTGGGTTCAAAGTGTGATTGTATCAATTTTGCCCGGAAGGGGGAATTGCTCCTGACGATCATGAGTTCCCTGGCCCAGGAAGAAAGCCGGAGTATTTCAGAAAATGTCACCTGGGGTCATCGGAAGCGGTTTGCCGATGGCAAAGTCAGCGTCGCTTACAGCCGTTTCCTGGGATACAAGAAAGGCCCGAACGGTGGGCTAGTAGTTGTACCAGAAGAAGCAACAACGATCAAGATCATCTACAGGCTATTCCTAGAAGGCTTGGGAACAACAACTATTGCCAAGCAACTAACAAAACGAGGACTTAAAACCCCAGGAGGAAAATCCAAATGGAGTGCACGTACGGTTTACAGTATCCTTCAAAACGAAAAG